GATTACCAACTAAACCTTGCGCTCCTTGGAAACCTACTGGACCCTGATTACCTTGTTCGCCTTGAGGTCCTACTAGACCTTGTGCGCCATCAGCACCCTGTGCACCTTTCTCTCCATCAGCACCTTGTGGACCATTGTCACCAGTTTGTCCTTTAACACCTTGGTTACCAATTGGACCCTGTTCCCCTTGAGGACCATTGTTACCAGTTTGACCTTGCTCACCCTGTGGTCCAGTATCTCCATCAGCACCTTGAGGTCCTACTAGACCTTGTGCACCAGTTTCACCTTGTGCACCTTTTTCTCCGTCAGCACCTTGGGCACCAACCAGACCTTGAGCACCATCTGCTCCTTGTGGTCCAGTATCTCCATCAGCACCTTGAGGTCCTACAAGACCTTGAGCACCAGTTTCACCTTGTGCACCTTTTTCTCCATCCGCACCTTGAGGACCAACATTACCAACTTGACCCTGTGGACCAGCGACACCTTGTGGACCGTCTGCTCCTTGTGGTCCAGTATCTCCATCTGCTCCTTGAGGACCGGCATCGCCTGGGTTACCTTGTGGACCCACTGGGCCTGGAGTTGTACCCGCTGGACCTTGAGGGCCTGGGTCTCCTTCAAGTCCTTGCGGACCTACTGGGCCTGGAGTAGTACCTGCTGGACCTTTAGGGCCTGGATCTCCTTGAAGTCCAGTACCACCCTGCGCTCCAGTTGCTCCGGCAGCACCTGTAGAACCTGTAGAACCTGTTACACCTGTTGCACCTAATGGGCCTGGGTTACCCTGAAGTCCGGCAACACCTTGAGCACCAACATCACCAGTAGCACCTTTATCTCCAACATTACCCTGAAGTCCGGCAGCACCTTGAGCACCAACTGCACCAGTAGCACCTTTATCTCCAACATTACCTTGAATTCCAGCAGCACCTTGTGCGCCAGCAGAACCTTGTGGTCCTAATTCACCGACATTACCTTGAATACCAATAGCACCTTGAGCACCATCTGCGCCTTGTGCACCAACTGCACCAGCATTGCCTTGCAAACCAGTAGCACCAGTTACACCAGTAGAACCAGTGGCACCTTGCTCTCCAGCATTACCTTGGAGACCACGGAAACCTTGAGAACCTTGTTCACCATTAGCACCGTCTTCACCTACATTACCTTGAATTCCAGCAGCACCTTGTGCGCCAGCAGAACCTTGTGGTCCTAATTCACCAACATTACCTTGGACCCCTTGTGGTCCAACTGCCCCTGCATTACCTTGTGGTCCGACTTCACCTACATTACCCTGTAGGCCTACATTACCCTGAACACCTTGTATACCTTGAGGTCCAGTCTCGCCAGGATTACCTTGGAGACCAATAGCACCCTGTGATCCAGTCTCTCCTTGAGGACCAGTTTCGCCTGGGTTACCTTGAAGACCAATAACACCCTGAGAACCCTGTTCTCCTTGTACTCCAGTTTCGCCTGGGTTGCCTTGTAAACCAATTATTCCTTGCGGTCCAGCTTCACCTTGCGGACCAGTCTCGCCAGGATTACCCTGAAGACCAATAACACCCTGAGAACCTTGCTCCCCTTGTGGTCCAGTCTCGCCAGGATTTCCCTGAAGACCAATGATACCTTGAGCACCTTGTTCACCCTGTGGTCCAGTTTCGCCTGGGTTACCTTGGAGACCTATGATTCCCTGTGGACCTTGTTCACCCTGTGCTCCAGTTTCGCCTGGGTTACCCTGAAGTCCGATTATACCTTGTGGTCCGGTCTCTCCTTGAGGTCCAGTTTCGCCAGGATTACCCTGAAGACCAGTTTCACCTTGAGCACCAGTTTCACCTTGAGGACCAGTCTCGCCAGGATTACCTTGGAGACCAGTTATACCCTGCGGACCTTGATTTCCTTGAGGTCCGGTTTCGCCTGGGTTACCTTGAAGTCCAGTTATACCCTGTGGTCCGACTGCACCTTGTGGTCCTATTGGGCCTGGCGTAGTACCTTGTGGTCCGACTTCACCTTGTGCACCTTGTGGACCAACTCCCCCCTGTAGACCGACTCCACCTTGTGGACCGAGTTCGCCTGGGTCTCCTTGAGGTCCCTTTTCACCAATGTCTGTGTTGTCAATGATTTCTTGGATGTTAGAAACTCGTGCATCCAAGTTAGTAATATCATTAGCATTATCGGTAATTTTGCTAGGGTCTACCCCATTAAGGGCTTCCAGAACTTCGGTATCGACCAGATTGCTGATAAATTCTGGAGTGATACCATCACCGCCACCAATATCAACCTGAGAGTATAGTTCCTCAAAGTTTTGATTTATTTTTTCACTGGCTTCGCGGAGAGTGTCACCACTTCCGTCGTTCGCAGAACCGCCAGTATTTAGAATTTTTCTCGACATTATAGGTTTCCGTTATGTGTGGTCTGATGCGTCTAGGGTTTCGTATTCTTGAGATAGGTCTAAACCTTCATCATCCAAAGTTGGTGGTCTTACGCCAGCCCAATCTGCGACTGTTACGAAATCATCAGCCAACTGTTGCAGAGATACATTTTCGTATCTGTCCAAAGTCTCTAGAGAACTTACAATGATACCTGAACCCTCATCCTTTTGTGCTTGTGTTCTAACATCTACTGCATCATTCTCTTCCATAGTAAGTAGAGAATAGGTAGGTTGTACATGTGTACCTAGTGCAGTTGCTTCAAGTAGTATAGCATAATTAGGAATTTCTAATGGGTCTACGGTTAATCCTGCCTTTAAATCAACACTTGCAACTGATTGTGTTTCTGTTTCGGCAGCAAGGTAGAACCCAGCTGGGTGTATCAACTTAGTATATAGTGTTTCATAATCACTCAAGGACATACCTGTTTTCAAAAGAACTGAAAATATCTGGTATTTCTTATCGTCCTGTATATACCTCAATGACTGAGGTCCAATTAATGAACCGCCAGGCTTGTCATTTAATATGAAGATGTTTTTCTTAGGATAACTTATTTCTACATCTTCACCATAAAATGCTTTAAAAAACTGTTCGGTTGAGATACCTGTACCCTTAGCGCGGTAAAGGTCAACAAGAAGTCTTGCCATCAACCGTGGACTCTGATAGAATGATGACGTTTCTAGTCCGTCACTTATCTCTCCTATCAGTTGATCCAAATAACTTAATTCGGTGCTAGAGATACTTCTCACATCAAACAAGTTATGAATTTTTTGGGTTATAGAAGTATTACCTTCCTCTCCAGTGCTCTCGTAGTACTTCTCTATAAACGAAATTAGTTTAGGATATTCATCTACGAAAAACTCCGGCAATACCTGAGATACCTGACTCTGGTAGAACTTGGGAGCACTTCTGTATTGTCTGGATATGTTAGACATTATTGTATAACCCTAGTTGCCCCTGCATCTATATAACCAGTAGTCGACGATACACTCTCATCTAATGTTATGATGTAATTACGTAGTGGACTAATTGTGCTCTGGTTCGCAGGCACTGCTGATAATCGAATACCAGTTCCTACATAACCGTCCTTGTCAATACGTATTGAATTAAGTAGTATGGTTCCCTTCACTGGATCGTATGTGCCAATGTTATTAATCATGACTGCGCCATCAAGGTCCAATAGTTGTAATTGAGTTGAACCCAATAGGTTTTTGATTACAACGTTCTTGCCATCTGATTTAAACACTGAAGAGTTTATTATATGGTCATCCTTGTCTGGTTCTGCAAGCAAGAATGGGAATTTAATTGTGTGATCTTTTTCTATGTACGATAGTAGTGGTCTACCCAGCGCATTCTTTGATTCTTCGATTGCTTTAATCTGACTATCAAGGTCAATTCGTTGCTGTACCTTAACTGACATCTTAGAGTTAAGTATCGCAGAAGACAATGAATCTACCTGAGTTAATAGATTAGAACGACGGAAGACTGATTCAAATGTACCTAAAACGCTATCCATATAATCTCTAATGAATGCATCGACTTGAGCCTGTAATGCTTCGGTAGAGGAAGGACTCTTTAGTGGGTCGATATTAAATACTGTAGTCAACTCTAAGAACGTCATCTCTGGTTCAACGAACTCTGTATCGATGGACATAATAGATAGGTTGGATGTCAGCTGGTCTTTGATATTCTGTTTAACTTCTTCTTCGACCGAAGGCGCTACTCCATCTAAGAAATTAAGACTAACAAATACCTTTCCGAATTGTCGTGGTATATTATCATTACCACCCCATGCAATGACATCACGTATGAAGTTACCATAGTTTTTTGATATCAATGCAGTATAATCGTCTGCTGTAACTAATCTGTTCTGTGCGGCAAATGACCTAGGTGCGTTTAGTTTGATTGATTCTACGTTTTCTTTCTCTGCACCGCCACCACTTGCAGCGATAACTGATACCTGAATAGGTTGACCATCAACGGTAGTTGAAGTACTGAACACCTCTGCACCGTTTGCTTCTGAACCACGGGACGTGATATAAGTTACTTCTATTCGGTTACCAGCGCGTGGCGCAGTACCTAAGATATTACCGTCGCTAAAGAATAACTCGTACTGACCATTAGCAGTCTCTCGTAGAATGAATACTTTAGAGTCAGAGTTTACTGTAGTAACATTGTTGATGTCAGAGAATCTCTGGAATCTGTTAGACAGATAGTTATCGTATACTTTAACATTAACAGTAGATACATCTAGCGTGTCGTCTGGCAGTACATATACACCACCTTCTTCACCGACAAGGAATGTCTTTGTTTTAGTAGATCCTTCCCGTACAGTTATTCGCGAATCATTAGAGAAGTCTTTGAATACGTAGTTCCCATTATCGAACTGTGCTGTGCATTGCTCTTGAGTAGTGAACGTATATACCGACGTACCCAAAGAAGAGGTGAACTCTGTACCGATAGGTAGAGACAATGAAGCAGGACCTGTAGTATGACCTACAATTGATAGTGATAGAATGGCAGACGATGCAGTACGTGACTTAGGAATGTAACCTAGTGACTCTGCATGTGAT